TTTGACTAAGATCCAGAGCTGGAATAACGATAGCAGAACCACTAACGACGAGTACAAAATTAGCCACAGGAATAAAGATATAATTACTAGCGAGACCAAGGCAGCAAACCCAGCCCACGCTAGGTCGCCAGCCGCTGATAAAAATTGACTGATGCCCGGCTTCTTTCTGGTTAACTGCAATCTGAGCTTTAGCGATTTCATGCGACTGCCTCTCTGCTAAGGTGGCGATCTCATGGGCGAGACGGTTACGCTCATCCGCATCAGGGATGACTTTATCCAAGAGTGTAGATACAGGCGCTATCAGTTGTTCAATCATTCTGGCTCCTGAGCATACAATGACTCCATCGTTCCAATGCGAATGGTTAAGTCGTGCACGTCTTTCTGTATCGCTCTGAGATCTTCCACATCCATCTGCACACCCTCGATCATCATGTCCTGCCGGGCGTCATCAGGTAACGAGCCAAGCTCACCGCGAGGCCACAAGATGCGAAACTCAGTATTTCGCTCGATCTCCATCTGAGACTTATCAAGCAAGTGCTCTAGCTTGTTTAGTCGTTCTTGAATGCCAAAGTAAGCCATCGTAGCGATAGACGTAGCCATTACCATCGCAATTAAATTACGAATCGGTATTGTTACGTCAGTGCTTTCGTTGACTTGCACCATTAGCCACGATATCCATACATAACGAGGCCAACAATCGAGCTGATTAAAATCCAAACAAAGCGCTCTGCAACCTTTACGGATTGAGAGTTATACCCGACGATCCCTTTTACCTTGTCGAGGTCTGTCTCTTGCTCGTCCAAACGATACTCTAAGCGATCTATGCGAGCCGCTCCTGCTGTTAGCTTTTCATCAACTCTAGCAATTAAAGTCATTGCTTCGGCCAGCTTATCCAGCTTGGTTTCAATCCTGTTGAGACGTACCGCTTGATCGTCCATGACTACACCCGTCCACCAACTATTCGGAAATTTTTAAAATCCGGGTCGTTTACCTTGCGGATCAGCATGCGCTTTCGACCCTCAGAGTCTTGCCAATCTATGTTTTCCTCTTTCATCCACTGCGCGATCAAATGATCGGGGATAGAAGCGACACACCAAGACTCAGGAAGCTTGCCGGCGCCCATCGATCTGAGCATGGCCGTGCGATCTAAGCACGGGGTGTTGTCATACTCTTTCTCAATAACAAAAGTGCCGTCGTGGTTGTTGTGAAACGTCTCTTTAATCTTCACTTTCAACCACCTTCTTCTTGCGAGGTGCGCGCTTTGGCTTCGGTGGCTCTGCAACAAACTCTACACGAGTACCATGCGGGATGGCCTGCTCGTCTGTTATATCAAGCAAGTCACCGCGGATGTGTTTTTTTCCGTCAATGAACAGACTGCTAACTACTACCTTGTACATACTAACTCCTTGAAAAAAGGGGGCCGAAGCCCCCAGAGCGTTATCTTAAGAAGTGGTCAAGTCAGCAACCATGCCTGAAGCTGCTTCGTTCTTGCAAACAAGAGTCAGCTCGGTGGTTACCTGACGGGTAGTTGCGTCACCAGTCTTAGCAAGTGCTACGTTCTTAGTAGGACGTAGAACGCCAACCGCCCACATATCATCCTGCATGATAAACACGTCACGTGAACGGTTCTCACGAGATGGGATGAACTCGACAGTGCCCCAAGGAGTAACGTAGACGTCAGTCATGTTTACAACACGACCGTCTTCACCGCTCACTGTTGCACGCTGGTTGTTGTTACCAACAAAGCCAAGCGCCGTGTTCATCTGGAACGCTGACAGGTAGACAGAGTCAGGGTTGCCGCCTTGCTCCCAGATCGACTGCATGACGTCGTCAAACAGAGTCTGAGTAAAGGCACGCTGAGTACCATCTGTACGAGCGTCAGAGCCGTCACCAGTCGCATCAGAACCAGAAGTGCCTGATGAGGTGTTGCTAGTCAGCCAAGTAGGCGCACCAGCCAACTCACGAGCTGTAGTCGAGTTGCCAGCTACACGCGCGTTGTTGTCAAAAAGAGCCTTCTCGATGTCCAGCTTCTGCTCTTTGGCTACCTTCAGTGTCTGGTAGGCCATCTCAGCAGCACGACCTGCCTTGTTCAGACCCTCGTCTGTGTCAGGAATGATAACAGCGTTCTTGAAGATCTGGGTGTAGTTACCGCGGCGAGTAGTCGCAGTGCGAGCCTCACCAGTGGTTTCGTCACCTTCAATGTGCGCGTTGGCCGCTGAAGAGCGAAGCGCGTCTGTCTGCCACTCGTGCAGGGTGTTGGTTGCTTTTGCCTTGCCACACTTAGAGTAGAAAGGGGTTTCTTCGGGAGATACGTCGTAGATGACGTCCTCAAGTGACTCACGGATGCCGTTGGCGTCGTAAGAGTCAAAGGTGTTGGTCTTCTGTGCCATGATAATTACCTCTCATTAAGGATTAAGCTCATTGCATCTTGGATGCTTCCTGAGCGTTTAAGTTTCGATCTAGCTTGTCTTTGAGAGTTCTGGTTTGACGCAGTCTTCTTAGCACCCGGTTTAACAGTACGCTTCGGCTTGGCCTTGGCTTTCTTAATCGCCTGTTCCTTGCCACCCTGTGCCGCCCTGAACTGGATGGCATCGTGCAGTACCCGGAGTACACGGTGATCAGTCACTGCCGCGATCTCTTGCGGGTCGAACCCGTAGACCTCTTGGCTTACCGATAGCATATTGTTGCGAAGGTTAGTGGCCTTCTCAGGGTCTGCGAAGTCAGGAATAACCTGCCTCAACGTCTCCATTTCTCTCTGTAAATAAGCGTTTCTAGCCTGCTGCTCCGCTTCAGAGTTGCCTGCTAGCGCCTGCTGAACTTCAGCCATCTTTTGCTGATATTCATTAGCCTCCCGGTCGTACTTCATTTTCGCTTCCATATAACCTATTGGGTCAGACGAAAAATTTTCCTCGCTAGGTGGCACAGGGGCTGACGGTATTTGCATATTTTGCACTTGGGCAAAAATAGCTTTCGCTTGCTCGCGCTCATTCAGGAAATCACCGGCAATCTGCTCAAACTGCTTTCGCATTTCGGCAACCTGCTGCATTCCCTGCTGGACATATTGCTGACCGCTGTATCCTCGCTTGAGATCCTCTAGGGTGACCCGTTGCTCTATGCCGTCTACCTTGACGGAAAAAGTCTCGGGTTCCTCAGAATCGGCTTCTTCCTCAGCGTCCTCTTCGTAGTCCTCTACCTCGTCATCCTGCTCTGGCTCTTCAGCCTCTTGATCTTCCTCCTCATAGTCCTCTTCGACCTCTACGGCCTCTTCAGGTTGCTCTTCGGGTTGTATCAATTGGCCTATAGCCGATTCGATGCTGCCATCGAATGTCACTTCATCAGTCGTTTCCACGGTGCTGATCCTCGCTGTTGCTGTTTGTCGAACATCGCCTCATCCGTAAGAATGACTGCCATGCGATCCTCGATCTTCGCTAACGCCCTCACTATGTGATGAGCCTCTTCCCGGTCTTCATACGAAGAGTGCGGGTTTAAGAAGACGTTGGCGGCGTCCTCTCTAATCTCTGTCAGTATCACGTTGAAAGCCTCGTCTTGCTTGAGTCTCTTAACGTGTGCTGCTCGATCCTTTATGTTCAAAACGTGCTACCGACCGCGGCCTGAGCTGGCTGTGCTTGTGGGTAACGTGGCTCGTTCTGCAATTGCTTAATCCTCTCTACATCGACCGCAGTACCATACTTACCTATGATCTCCGCGGCAGAAATCAAGAGGTCTTGATCCATTTCGTCTCGCTTACGATCATCCTCAGCGATAGCCTTCTGAGCTTCTAGTTGCAATTTTAACTGATCCGTCTGCATCTTGGCCTGAGCCTTGATCTGCTCTGCCTGCAAGTACGCCGCATTTGGATCTTGTTGTTGCTGACCCTGCTGTGCTTGCTGTTGCATCATCATTTGCTGTTCAAGCTGTGGGTTCATCGGCATAAAGTAGCGGTCAGAGTTTCTAACTCCGTTAATGGCTAAGATGTCAGACAAGGTGTTTCTGATGTTAGTCAAAGTCACCATGCCGTTACCCGGGCCATACGTCTGGAATATCTGTATCTGCGTTTGTAGCGTCTGATTCAAGACCGCAATCTTCTGATCTTCGCGCCCGGTTCCCAGACCTACGTTGATGGATACATCCATTGTGGAATTCCATGACCGCGGATCAACAGGGGTGTAGCTTTGACCTTGGAAGCGCATCATCTGCTCTTCATCGACATTCTGCACCATGCACTGAAGCATAAGCTTAAACATCTGGCGCATACCGCCTTCCGCAAGGTTGCGAGCCATGACCTCTATCTGCGCCGCCTGAGCCTGCACAGTGGCCTGTACGGCAGTTGCGGTTGTGGCCTGTAGGCTGTCAGGGGAAAGCCCTGTAGACGCCTTGGTGACGCCTGTCTTGTCTTCTACCTGCTGGTCAAAGTATTGCAGAGCAGAAAGCGTCTGACCCGCTACAAAAGGCACCGCCTGAGCTTGTACGGCGCCAGCCTGCTTCACCCGGATAACACCGCCAATCTCGTTGTTTAAAATGTCATCGACATTGACCGCACCGTCTACAATCTCAATTCTGGGGTTGTTTGTTAGTGCGACGTTATCGAGAACACCGCGGAGCATCGCAGTGGCAGCGTCTTGGTCATTCAGAATAAGATCGGCAACTGACCGGCCATAAAACGTATGAGGCTCTGGATCAACCTCAAACACCGCGAAAGGCAGGTGAGAGCATGGCTCGTAATCCAAAAGCTTGTACTGGTTACCGCCCATTAAAATCTTGTGCATTTGAGCAACGCCAGTACCGCTGACGTCAATCTTCATGTACGCCTCAGTTACAGCCACAATCCGCATAGAGGGGTCTTTAATGTCCTCTTCTGAGTAGTCAGACTCATACCCTCGGCGCTCGTACTCTTCGACCTCAGAGAAGGTGTCAGAGTGCTCTAAACCGCTTAAATCCTTGACGTCTTCGTAGTCATAACCCATAGCCACGAGATCGCCAACACGCATCTCGGTACGATGAGCAACACAGTAATAGTCATCGATAGAACGCGAGTTGCGATCAATGAAAAACTCTTCTGGTGGCACGCTTTCAATACACATCTTGCCGCGCTCGACAGTGCGAGCCAGCTTAAGGTCATGACGGGGCGCCTCCATCTCCATGCCGAACTCATCAAGCTCCATGACCATCTTAGTAGTGTGCTTGATAACCTCGACGTCATCCTCATTAACGAGAAGCGTGAACTCCATATCGTTAAGATCTTGGAAGTCATAAACCTCTTGCTCTTGGTAAGTATCCCAGTAAACCTTGACGACACCGACCTTCTTGACCAACGCATCGTGGAACGCATCATTAAGCACCCTGTAGCCGTTTAGCTCGTTAAACTGGTAGTGCATATACTTTGTAGCCTGCTCGGCCATGACGACGTCTTCTGTTCCACGTGGAACGTACTCAACAGGCTTGTCAGTGTTTAGAAAGACCCGCATAAGAGACGGCTTGATAGCCCGGATGGTGTCTCTGACTTTTGTAGCGACTACCTTAGATCGACCGTCTTCCTCACCGATATCGACCTCGCCATCAAAGTATCTCTGAGCCTTAATGCGGTCTTCGGCTATCTCAGACTCGCAGAAATCAACAGCGTCACTAACAGCGTCTCGGACGATGCCCTCGATCTCAAGATCTGTCATTGGTTTCAACATATTAAAGCCCCATGCCTGCGCGTAGCTGCTCGCTCATCTCAACACCTGCCGGCACCAGTGATCGCTGCAGAACTTGATTAACATAATTTGCCTTGGCCTCTGTAATTCGGCCTTTTTGTATTGCTTCTGAAACGTATGACAAGGCAATTTCTGCCTCTCGGCCTCGCTTGGTTGTCAAGGCCTCGGCCACTTCTTTCAATATGTTGTTTCGGCGCGCAACCATAGACTCGTCGGTCATTCCTGTGAGCGCTTGAATTACCTTTTGCCCTGCCTGTAATGGCTCACCACGGAGAGCGCTGCCGACCATACCTAGCCCGCTGATCTCTTCAATGTCTTTCATGATCTGCTGGCGTATGGCTGTCGCGCTGTTCGGCGATACGTTTGCCTGTAGCTCTAGCGCTGCACGGATCTCATTAAGCTTGGTATTTAGCTGTCCGTACCTCTGAGGCGTTAGGATCATCTGCAACTTTTGCCGGTTGGCTCCGCTAGATAACTGGCGCAACAACTTGCGCGCTTCTTCAATTGCACCCTGATCGCCGGCAGATATAGAGGTTTTGACGTTTGCCATAATCTCATCGATCTGGTTTCTCGCCCCCAAGCGAAGAGCGTCCATTTCGGTCTTAGAGGCGCCTCTAACGGCCTCTTTTAGCTCGTCACGGGTTACCCGGTCATTGAGCAGTATATTGCCTAGCTCGCCAGCCTGACGCTCTCGTATAATATCGCCGCCCATAGACGCCGCTCGGTCATAAGCTGGAACGGCTCGGCCTAATGCGTCACGTAACTTCCCTGCAACTATATTTAGGTCTTCGCCTTTACCCTTTGGGCGCCCAAATTTATCAGTATATTCATCTGAGTATGCCACCCTCTGCATTGCACGCTTTAAATAATCAAGCTGAATGACATTGGGCATTTCTTCGTAATCGATGCTGCCATCGTCATTAATGGTTGCCCTAATTTGTTGGTTTCTGATGCCCTGCAATTGCATAACATCGTTAGCCTCTGAGAATGCTGCGCGTAGATCAGCCGCGGGGACGCGCTTAATGAGCTCTTCAATTTCTAAACCTGCCGCGCTTGTGTAATCTATAGGGGAAGCGTAAGCCTCTGCATACGACAATCGAGTCATTGGCGCATACCGTGCCGCCGCCTGCTCTGCTGCTGTTCTCATTCCAACAGGCTCTGCGCCCAAGGCACGAGTCATAGCGCCACTTAGCTGTTCTGACTGCTCTGCAGCGCGCTCTGTCACAGCGCCCCGACCGATAGTAGCCGCCTCGCCACCTGATGCAATTACAGCATCTAAAAGCTTTGCCGTAGCAATGTCGGCGTCAGCAATCATGCCTTGATCGCCGGCACGGCGTATATTTTGCAGAGCATCCTCTAATGAAGAGCCTTCTCGTGACAACGTCTGACCTATAATCATCGCCGCCTCTTTGGATATCCCTAGCTCACTAGCGACGCTTCTGGCCGCCGCGTCTAGTCCTGCGGTGCTTGTTACACCCTTTGCAAAGAGACTAATCAGACCGGCCATACTGCCGCCCAACGCAGTGCCAATGATTGCGGTCGGAATAGCCTGTAGACCCCTTTCAGAAATATCACCTTCTGCCGCACCTACAGCACTAATGCCAGCTTCTGTGCCTCCAAAAAGCGCGCCACGACCAAAAGCACCGCCAACCGTTGCCGGGGCAGATCCGGGGACTAGCAAACTACTGCCTATCGCTGCACCCATTCTCGCCGCCGCACTACCGACTGGATATTCCTCTTCTGTTGCTCTTTGTAACAATTCTAATCTTTGCCGTGTTCTAGGGCTTGCCATCCCTATGGCTTCAGGTATGTACTCACCAACAAACGGAATGCCTTGCGTAAATTTAGCAGCGCTCGCCGTTAGCGGCATATCGCCAACCATTTCTTGTCTAATTTCTGATTCAACCATCTGTCGAGCGGTTCGGCCTTGCTCTGCCTGAGCAACAATCTCAGCAATTTTTTTAGGGTCAGAAGTGCTGTACCCGGGAGATACAAAGAACTGCCTGCCGGCACGCTCTACCACACGACCGCCGGCAACTTCTGCAATTAGCTTGTCTTGCTCTTCTAGAGGTTGCCGAACAATGCCTCGATTTCTTTCTCTGTAAACTTCCCAAGGCTTTGGCATTAGTTAATCTTCCGGTAGTTGTTCTCGTCAGCCGCGTCACCGCCTAAATACTCGTATTTTTCGCCAGTGCGCGGATCAGTGATAATTTCACCCACCGTGTAATCACTCACGGCAGTAAATAGATCGGCTATTGACACTTCAGGGCCTCTGTAGCCTTGAAGGGTTCCGTTCTTATCAAAGTAATCAGCCATAGCGTTACGCGCTTGCACTGTTTCTGCTAGTTTTTGATACAGCTTACGTAACCGACGAGCATTTATTTCTGGAGATAGCTGCGGGTTGTAAGCCCTTGCAATCAATCTTTCGCCTTCTTTTTCGGTAAATTGGGCGCCAAGGGTTACGCGCAAGCTTCTTTGCACAACCTCTTCCACCTTTTGTTGTGCATCGAGAGACTCTGGATCGGCAAACGCGCGTATAAAGTCAGGAGCCAATGTCATCAAAGTACCCGTTAGTGGCTGACCTGTTTCTAGCGCAGTCATGACCTCCCCAACATTCTGAATTTGTGACTCCATATCTGCACGACCGCCTCTTACCCATTCTAAGTGATCTTGTGCGTAAGCTTTGTCAAGCGCCTCGAACCCGGGCGTTACAGGCTGGCCTCCAACTGTAATTGTTGGGCCGGATTGCTTTTTCATCTGCAAAAACTGCTCATAAGTCAGCTCAGGATTTTGAGATTTAGCAAATGCATACTCTTGCAATATAGAGGGCGCCGATGGCGGCTTGGCAAACATAGCTTTTATTGCTTCAGAGCCGATGCCGGGTACATTTTCGATTAACTGAGCGATCTCCGGTTGCCCTTGCGCCCTAAAATACTGAGCAGTCAGGTTTGCCTCTTTTGCTTGCCGACGGCGACCTTCAATATCACTTGCTCGCTGTAGTTGCCCTTGAATGAGCTGCTGGTTGGGATTAACAGTCATTGACTGGAGACCTGCGGCTAATCGAGCCCGTGCCGCTGGGTCTTGCATGACGTCCATTGCTCGACGCCCTAGCTGAGACAAACCGCTTAAAAATGGATTGGGTGGCCGAGAGCCGGGTGCAGGCCCGACAGCTTGAGTAGGTTGCATGGCTTGCTGGCGAGCAACTCGGAACCTTTCTTGAGTCGCTAGAGCCTCTGGAGTCCTTGATCGTCGCAACATCTCCATTTGCTCGATCATCTTGCGCTCTTCTTGTTCCATCCTTAGCTGCTCTGGTGTCATGCGCCCATCCCTAAAGCTTTCATAATTTTCATTAGGTTTTCCATTTTGTCGCCGTCGTTATCGGAGGGCTGGTAACCCATCATGCCTACTCCGTATTGCATCTCAGGCACTGGCATCATCTGCAATAAACCACCACCAAACTGCATAGGAGCCACTTGCTCATTCATGGGTTGCGCAAGACCTGCTGCTGTCTGACCCATTCTTTGCAATGCTTGCTTTTCCTCATCAGTCATGTTCTTAAAAAGATCTAAGAGCCCTGACCCTTGTGACTCATTCATGCTTTAGATTCCTAACAGCTTGCCGTAATGAACTCTTTGGTAACCAGACTCCCCAGTGCTTACAAACTCAGGGTCTGTCTCATCGGCCATTACGCCCATTGACTCGCCTGACAAGCCAAAGTCGGCGGCCTTTTCGTTCCAAGTCCATGAGTAAACATTTTGACCCGATGCTAATCGACCAATTACTTTAATCTTGGATTTCAGACGTCTGTCTGACATAGACGCGGCCAAGCTTAAGAAATCAAACAGCCCGGGCTGACGGCTGGTCGTCTGTGTCTGTGGTACAGGCGATGCACCCAGCGCAGAAGCCAAGTAACCAAGAGACCTCTCGGGAAATGACGTGTAGCCTTGGAACTGCTCACGCGCTCTGTCAAAGATCTGCTGGTTAAGCATCTGCTGTAGCGCGCCCTGCTGTGCGAGGTCTTGCTGTAGCGTGCGACCCATGCCAAACGATTGCTGTGCCAAGCCGCCTAACTGACCTGCCGCCGCAAGTCTTTGACCCGCACCCGCGAGACCTGCTTGTTGGTTAGCTAGTGCCGCTTGCATTTGGCGACCAATATCCTGACCGGCCATCTGCTGTGCTTGTTGGAAGCCACCTAGTCGAAGGTTAGCCGCGGTACGTGCCGCTTGCTGCATGGCCGCTTCGTTAGCTTGAGACTCTAAAATCGCCGACCGAGAGCCTCCAAAAGCACCCGCCCTTTGCGCTTGAGAGGCCAATTGATTGGCTTGCATCTGCCGAGCCTGCTCAATATCTCCTAACGATTGCTGTACTACAGTCTGCTCGAAAGGATTGAAGTAAGCGCTTAGATCAGTGCCAGCAACTTGTCCTGCCTGCACTTGCTGAGGCTGGTAACCCATACCCGCAGCTGTGCCCATCATTGCCGCTGTCTGGCCTTGCTGTGCTTGTTGAAATACGTTTGGGCCGGTTGCTGTGCCTGCTGGAGCCGCGCCTGTTGCCGGTACTGCTGTGCCACCACCTGCTGCTGGAGCCGCCATAATTAATAACCCCCGCTAAATGGGTTGTTAGGGTAACCACCCGGAGGCAATGCTCCGACAGGTGGCCCTGATGATTGTGTCGTCTGACCAAGAAGCCCCGATGTATTAGGGCCGATAAAGAGGTCTTGGAACGCTTGAGACTGCGCCGGTTGTTGCGCCGCGAGATCAGCTAGTGCTTGTTGGAATAATCCACCAGACCCATAACCTTGGATACCGCCAAAGTCTTGTGCTTGTGGCATGCCCGCTGTTACGTCCATCTGCGGTGCCAGACCAAACATCGCGGCGGCATCTGCTGTGGATTGCATAGCCTGAGTTTGCATCGGCGTAAAGGCCGCAACCTCCGGGCCGTAGTAAGGCATATAACCAACCTTAGCAAGTTGCTCGGCACGCTGTAGATTGCGCTCTGCCGGCCCTTGAATAAACTCTGGTATCTCGACCTGCGTTGTCTGACTACCGCCTTTTCCACCTGACATATTAGATATCCTTTCCTAAAACCGTGAAGGTCTCTTCGTAACCTTTGTTTTTTAAAACCCGCTTCCAGCCTCTGCGACCGGCAATGCTCATCCCTGTACAGCCGTTCATCTTGGCAAACTCCACCGCGGAGCTGTCCATATCCAAAATCTGATCCATATCACCGCCCGCTAGAAAAATATGTAACACCTTCTTCTGCGGATACTTGATGATTTCAGTGACCGCGCATCCACGTGGCGCCGGCCAGAACTGCATTTTTCCCTCTACTACTGACTGCACTACGTCACTTAACGTGTGCGTGCCGCCGGCTCTTTCTATCGCGGCCTCTAGCCACGGCTTGCATCGGAGCATTTCCTCAACAATAGTCGTCAATTATATCACCTAAACACTCTAATTATCGTCAGAGTCGTCGCAGGCGTTGCGGGCTCGTCAGATATACCACTAGCCGCAAAAGCCTTCAGAGAGCCGCTGGTGCTGTCACAGGCCGTAGCAATCTCTAAGTAGTCATTCGCATTAGCGTGCAAAATCACCGCTCGGCTTACTACCGTTGTCTCCGCATTGCCGTGTAACGCCGCCCTAATCGTACTTCCGGTTAGGTTTGTGCCATTCATCTTCGGCCAGAAAGCAAACTCAACCGTGCTCGCCGAGCTTGAGTAAATCTGCGCCGAAAAGCTAACAAGGTAATACCCGGTCTCACTGAAAGTAATTTGCGACCCACTAACAGGTAAACCAGCGTTATTGCTGTCAGCCGTATAACTTAATGTATACGTTGTATCCGCTGCCGCGTAAGCGTAGTCAGAAGTAATGACAAAATCGCCATGCCCATCAGCTAAAACAATTTGCTTGAACTCACCACCAACAGACACCACCGGATACCCGTTGACGTTGTCATAAAGCAATATGCCGTCTTCGCTTGCGCTGTCTGCGGTTTGCTTGAAAACAAGCTTCGACCGCACCCTGTTTAAATACTCGACAAGGCGCTCGCCCCAGCTCTTCCACTCAGGGCCAAGAGGCGGTGGCGCTAAGCTCACCGATTACCTCCGGGGATCACATTTAACCTAGGAACGCCAAACCGCCAGTTGTTGTATTCAGTACCGTTAACCCTTAAACGTAACTGCCGGCCTGAGAATCGAGCGCTAACCGGGTTAGACATCGTGTAAGGTCCGTGCGTGCTTTCTGTGTCATTCGGATAAAAGCGAGTCTTAAAGGTCAGTGTTGCTTCTCCCTGCGTTTTCTCGTCCGGGATAATTTCGTTAACCTTCACGACCGACGACCCAAAAAGGATAGGGCCAGACTCAGCGTGCGGTGCCACGTCATCGTGTGAGTAACCCGTCTCGTGATTGTAAAACTTGCCGGTAGAGTCAAACATAATTGGATTTCTAAACACACCCGCGTCAAAACCAGTGGTGCGATCTAATTGCCCAATGTTCCAGTAATTCTCTTTGTAGTTGTAGATCACGTATCGGTCGTTTTCGTTAGACGTCCCTGAAGGGTAGAACCACCACGCCTCACCAAACTGCGAGTTGTTCATGGCAAACACCTTAGACCGCTGTGCCGTGTTGATGTCATTAAAAACGTAATCAAGCACGTCACACTGCATTTCCTGCACCGACGAGCCGTTGAACATAAAGAACCCTTTTGACCCCATCCAGAACGCGCCCTCCATGTTAGGGACGCACGAATGACGCGATATTGCACCGCATGATGTGCCTACGCGCTCGAACTGGAATACCAATTGCGGGCCGATATAAGACGCTGTGTGAGCATCGGTCGTAGTTAGGATTAACGTCTTGCCACGTAATCGATGACCGCTAAGAATTTCACCGTTTGTGGACAGCTCAAAATCACCGGCTTCATTAGTCGCCGCGGGAGTCCATGATGTGTTGTCCTCTTTGTCACACCACTGAACTTTCCGCGGATTGCCACCTGCCCCCAAAGCGAACAAAAACCGCTCTCCAGTAACAACCAAACCTAAATTAGATGTCGGGGCATTACTAATCACAGCCGCAGGCGTTGCAGCGTTTAGTTGCCACTCATACAGCTTGCCATCGTCTACCGAACACGCTACGAGGTACTCGCCCCAGCTATCCAAAGACCATGTTGTAGCTTCTTGGTAGACACCACTAGAAACACGCTGCGTGCTGTAATATCCGGCGTTATAAAAACCACCGCCGTAACCAATATTTAAAGCCGCATCTTCGTTACCGGCAGTAAATGACGCCGGGGTAATGTCACTAACAACACCAGACGCAGAGATAGCAAACAGCTTGTTATAAGTACCGACAGCTAAATTAGTGCCGAAAGAGTTGTCTACCCAGCCCAGAGAACCGCGCGCCGGCTTGTCTAATGTAGCGCCGCTCTTTGTGCGCTCTTCCCAACCGCCTATCGGGCCGAGAGAGCCACTACGCCACCGTACAAGGTTAACGTCTCTCCAGCGTCCAGCGCCCTCTAGATCAGTGCCATGACGGTGAACGCCGGGCTGAATATCGACTACCTGTAAAGCCATCTTAGTGACCTATAGCAAAAAATCTAAATTTAAGGCTGCTCGTTGTTCCGTTCGTTACTCTGAATGTTGTCGTTGTTGGCGCTGTCTCACCCAATCCAGCATTGTCTTCTCTGTTTAGGTTGTTGTCTTCTACTGAAACCACAACTTGGAAGCACGCAGTATCAAAAGCGACCGGAAAACTAACGCTAGAGTTGGCGGTGTTTGCCGCCACAGTCGTACTGCCCCATTGCAATGTCAGACCGTTTGGTAGTTTAGTCCACCCATCATCGGCAAGGCTTTGCGTGAAGTCGCTTGTTTCAAGCTTTGCATCAAGTTGCGTCTGAACTGATGAGGTGACGCCGTCTACATAATTTAACTCGGCTGCTGTGGCAGTTACTGCTGTACCGCCTAACGACAGGCTGTTTCCTGACAAGCCATCTGCGGAGACGTCTCCTGAAGCAGTTACATCTACCGCAGTCACATTGGCAGACGCCGCCACTGTGCCGGTGACACTTACACCAGTATTCGACGTAGCCAGTTTTGGCGCGTTTCCACCACCACCGTTGTAAAATAATTTAGTTTCTCCGGTGTCCTGTAGCATCGAAATGAAATTCAAGTCGACATTGTTTCTGAAAATTATGCCAGCCCCGTTAGATTTAATAACAAGACTACCCGGCCCAACTTCTTGAATGTACGAATCGCCACTAGCGCTGTCGTGATATAGCTTTAAATCATTAGAATTTCCTAACCTCAATCTAATGTCATCGGCAATTGTAACTGCGCCGGTTACAGTGCCACCAGCTAACGGGAGCTTTGCATCAAGTTGAGTTTGTATCGCAGAAGTAACGCCATCGACGTAGTTAATCTCAGTCCCAGTTGCGGTGATTGCCACACCACCAACCTGCCACGATCCCGCTGTGAGATTGGGCTGTATAGCGGTTGTGCCGTCGAGCAAGTCGTCAAGAGTGTCAAAGTTAGTGTTGAGCTTGATGCCCCACGTATCCTCTGATGCGCCGACTTCCGGTTTTGTAAGTGAGTACGTCGTGGTTGTCGTGTCAGCCATTAGCCTAGACCTCTATTTTTCATGACAAGACCTGACCCGCTCATTGTTGCTGAGTCAGATGATAAGTTAAGTTTTTGTACTGCAGCGCCGTATAACTGCGCCCACGTTCCTGCCCGAGCATCTTCTTGAAGGTACGCCGCGGTGTGAATAAGCGACCCGTAGAGGTAAACATCCGGGCTGTGGCTGAGTAGCCAATTGGTCGTGTTTGAGTCCGATAGAGCCGGCACTTTTTGGAAGTACAGCAAATCCCCGGTATACGTATCGTCAGGGGTAGGGTAGAACTCAAACTTATCCGCAATGTGCGCGTAGTATTCAGGCGTGCCCGCAGTGTCTTCGCTGCCCATCCTTTTGTCGGCAATGGTCTCTCGGGACGCTAGTTTCAAAGGGTACTTGTTCCCTGCATTAAGGGAAATTGTCTCAAGCCAATCAGCCGGCAAATCTTCAAACTCTGAATCGATTGTAAATGACGTCCGCGACTGCATCTTCCAGTGTCGTAGATCTCGATTGATCTGCGCC